AACTAGCAAAATTATGGAAACGTTTCTGATAGAATTCTGCACTTTCAAAATATTTTTCGTTCATCATACTCTCTTTTTTCTCCTAGTCCTCTCTTAACAAGTAACTAAATGGCTGTAATAGCCATTCTTTTTCAGTAGTTCTTCATGGCTTCCCTCTTCCTTAAGACGACCTTGGTCCATGAGGAAGACTTTTTCAGACCGTTCTGCAATCGTTAACCGATGGGCGATAAAGATAATGGTCTTATCTAAGGCCATCAAGCGGTCCACAATTTCCTTCTCCGTCAAGATATCTAGGCTGCTGGTCGCTTCATCCAGAATCAGAATAGGAGCATCCGTTAACAAAGCACGCGCCAAAGCAATCCGCTGCCGTTGTCCACCAGAAATTCCCATACCATCCGTTGTTAATTCCGTTTGGTAATTGAGGGGCATGCGCTCAATATCTTCTCGAATTCCTGCGATTTCAACAGCGCGCAAGATATCTTCCTGACTAGTTCCTTCCCGCGCTCCTAGTAACAAGTTCTCTAATATTGTGCCATTAAAGACATAGGGCTGCTGGGGTAAATAATTGATTTGCTGGCGGAGCAAGGTTTTATCCACTTGCTGGATATCCCTTCCTCCCATACGAATCATTCCTTTAGTGGGTTGGTAGAAATTCACCATCATTTTAGCTAGCGTTGTTTTTCCAGAACCTGAAATACCGACAAAACTGACCTTGCTACCTTTTTTAATAGTTAAATTGATATCCGTTAAAACATTGGCCCCAAAACCGTACTTGTAGTCTACTCCCTCAAAAATCAGATCACCATCGAGAGCCTCACGCTCTTGAAGGGGCTTCTTCTCTGCGAACTCAGAGTCTATCAGATAGACTTCATTTAGACGGGTATTGGCCACTCGGGCGGCTTGAAGTTTGGTTTGGAGGTTGATCAAATTCTCTAGAGGCCCTGTGAAATAAACAAGGAGAGTATTGTAGGTAATCAGCTGACCCAAACTCAATTCTTGCTTCATGACCAAATGAGCTCCCATCCACAAGACCAAAACATTCAAAATCAACTGAGCCAAGTGCTTGAGCCCCTTTTGAAGACTTTCCGCCTTGCTCATGGCAAAGGATTTCTTCAGATAATCCACAAATTCTGAGTCAATCTTTTGATAACGACTACGCTCACTAGTAAGAGACTTGATGGTTTCAATCCCATTGATATCTTCGATAATAGAAGAAGACAAGACACTATTGGCTTCCATGGTTTCATTATTTAACCGCTCAAAAGGCTTCATAAAGGCAAAAATAATGACTGCATAAATCGGCAGCAAGAGAAAGGTCAAGAAAAAGAGATGAGCATTTTGACTAAACAGGACTACTGATAAAATCAGGACGATGGATAGATCCAAAAAGATTGAAAGTAGCGTACTAGCCAGAGCATCAATAATGCGGTTGGCATCTGTAAAACGCGACACCACTTCCCCTGTCCGTCGAGTCGCAAAGAAACTCATGGGCAACTGAAAAACATGCTTAATATAGGACAGAATGACATCAATAGACAAGCGTTGGCCTAAAACAAGGAGCAAGTAATCTTGCGCGTAGGTGAGGATTTGCTGTAAGATGTAAACCACAATCAAACCTAGTGAAATCACAGTCAAGGTCTGCTTCATCTGATCAGGCACATAGGTATCAATAATTGATTGTAGGTAGTAAGAACCAACAATATTGATAAGGGTTACCAATAAAGTTGCAAGAACAATATGAAGGACCAATTGTCGCTGTTTAAACAAAAGAGGGACAAAGTCTAGGAGCCCATTTTTCTTTTCCTTACTAGGTTGATAAGCTGGAGTCGGGGCCAAGGCAATAACAATCCCTGTCCATTCCTTTTCAAACTCTTCGATCGTCAATTTGGTCATCTTTACTTTTGGATCTGGATCTGCTACGTAAAGATGTTTTTTATCTTTCTTATACACTACGTAATAATGAGGGAGACGCCCATCCTTGATCACGTGGACAATCAATGGATAGGTCACTCCTTCTAAGTCAAAAAGAGTGCGGTCTGCTCGGAAGGCGCGTGTCTCAAAGCCCAACTCTTCAGCTACCTTGACCAAACCTAAGGCGGTCGTTCCATCTGCAGTCGTTTTTGCCTTCTCCCGCAGACTAGCTAAAGAATAGTAAGATCCATAGTAGCCAAAGACCATGGCTAAAGCTGCAACACCACAGTCTCTCATGTCAACTTGTTGGCGATAATGTTTTTTCTTAAATCCCATAAGAACCCTTTCCAATTGTTTGTTTCATCTTAACAAAAAGGACTATCGAAGAAGAAAAAAACGCTATTTGGTTTATTATTTTAGGTATTTGGTCATAAAAATCTACAAATCAGGAGAATGAACGTTTATTTTGAAAAAGAAAAACCGCCTATTTTTACAGGCGGTCATTTCTTTCTATGAAGCAAGCATAGGGAACAAATATCTAAGCAAACCCAACAATCAACGCTTTAAGACAAAACAAAAAGCCCACTGTTGTAGGCTTTCTGCAAGTTTTTTCTTAAAATTAAAGCATTTTGTTATCTTGCAGTGATTAGGTACAGAAAAACAGGCCTAAGCCTGCTATAAATCTAACTTGATTTTCTCCAAAACTATTAAATTCAAATAAGTTGAGAAAACATAAAGGGTAACAAAAAGGGGAATTAAATCGATGAGTTCAGTAAGCAAGTAAATTGCACCTGTCAAAGGTGCTTTTTATTATCTAATTTCATTGTTTTAATTTTAAAACATGAATGTTACTTTTTAAATGAAAAAGAGAGAAATAAAATTTTCTCTCTAAATCTTAATTATTAATTAAGTATAGGGCAACTTAATGATGTTTTGGTTCAATATATAGTTTTATAAAATCATGCAGCCATTAATACTTCACTAAAACTTTCCGTTGTTTTTGGTAACTTAATAATATCTTTTGCAGTTTCCAGTAATGTTTTTTTGCTCTCATTTGCTTTTTTCTTAGAAAGATATGGAGAATAACCCAATGCTTCAGTCATTGCAATATTTTCTAAAAGCAATTCAGTAAGAAAAATTACTGATAATTTATAATTTATAAAGTAATACGCTAAATATCTAAATTTTTTTGATAAACTTTTTTCTTTATGAAACATTTTTAAATGTAATGTAAACAACGAAAACGGTATAGAGATAATTCCTATAAAATTAACTCCTAACTTATTTTTTTTCAAATATGAATAAGTCTCAACTATCAACGCAAGATACCATATCATTATAAAAAAAATTATAAATAAAACTTGAACTCCCATTTTTATTTCTTCCTTCCATTTTTTTTATAAGAAGTGCCTGCGATATAGTCACGATTTTTTAAAGCATAATGTTTTTTTCTTTCATTCATATCAATATGATATTCATCATTGGCTTCACGTACAATCTTCTTAGCAACTTCTCTAGCATTTACATCCTGTACTGTATCTTCCTGCCCTTTTATATATGATGCCAGGCAAATACCACAAAGCATAAAAATTCCAATTAGCCATTTTAATACAGCGAGAATTAAATCATTAGGTGTAAAAAAATAACTCCCAAAAATTAAACAGACTATAATCACTGTTTCAACTTTGACAAATGGTTCCCCTATTTTCTTGCTTATTTTAGTAGGAGGTAATTCAATACAGGTGAGTATATTGTTTGCCATAAAAAGAATAGATGAGCTAGTAAATGTAGCAACGTCCGTAGTTTTATAGAATGTAATAATACACGTAATTAAAGAAATATAGTTTAATAATTGTTTAATAAATCCAGGACTTAATGAAATTCCTTGATTTCCCATAAAAGCCCCCCTAGTAACTACTCTGTCTTTTACTTTATACCACTCTTCAAATTTTGTCAAGTAGAATAAACATTTAATCCCGTATTTTTCTAGGCATATTTTTGCTACTACCTAACCAAAACCTCACCATTGGAAAACTCCGGTACCTTTACATTGGAATATTCCATCATTTTGCTCCTTTTTTGTTGAAAAAAATGTATTATGAGTTATAATGTAGATAGTAAATAGAGGTTTTCCATCTCCCCTTGAAACAGTTCATTCTGCGGTAGGAGGTGGGACACCTCTATTTGATTTTGAAATCAAGATGATGTATAATTAAGTCAAGAAAGAAGCATGGTTTTCCCGCCCAAAAGCTCTATAGCTGTGGGAGAGTCATGCTTCTTTTTTATCTCACAAAAGCCCCTAGATTCGTTTCTAAGGGCTTTTAGTTTATCCATGGTGTTTTAGTCATCTAGCAAGAAATAAAGCGAAATACGGGCGAATATGCAGCCTCAGCCTACTTATATGCTTCTAGTTCTCTGTTTTGGTGGATTCTCGCAAAGTTTAAGACTGCTATCTGTTTGTATCTGTGGTAACTTGTAAAACTAGTACCTGCCATCTCTACGCATTCGCTTGTTGTTTTCTTTCTCATATAACAATAATGGATAATAAAGTATTTTCTGGCCCTTTTGTTCTCTATGCTATTGATGTCGTGGGCGAATATCTCCAACCCCTCACGGATTGCTTTTTCATGCTCACCGCTCAAATTCCACTGATCAGGTAAGACAAGTTTCCAAGCCTCTTCATCTATTGCTAACCAGTTTTCACTTCCTGCCATTCTCTGGAAACGTAGAAAGTAGGTCATCCGCTCTCTAACGTTCATCATCGTTTTAAAGTTATCCAGCTCCATTAGTTCGCTCCTTCATGATATAATAGTCATGCGAAACCATACCATGAGAGTCAGCCCTGTGCTGGCTTTTTTTGCTATTTCTCTAGGTTCACTCTAGCTTCAAAAAGGTTATTATTGCTTTTATCTGCTTGATAAATGATAGGGGGATATATCCACTTTTTCGGCGTTCGCTCGGAGTTCAACACACATAATCCTGCCATTTGTCAGGCATATTTTTTGCCACTACCTTACCAAAACCTTACCATTTTTCGGAACGCTTACCGCCCCCTTTTTTGGAACGCTCTACTTACTTAAACCCTTGATATATCTAGCTTTTTTAACATTTAAACCGTCAAATATGTAGTATTTGTTTGTTTTGTAAATTGCACACTACTACAAATTATCATGTAAAAAACCCAAATCGATTGGGTCACATACTAAAAGGGGATTGCTCCCCTCTGCACACTCGATTAAAGTATTGCGTCCATGTTGTCGTCTAGGTAATCAGATTCTAAGAAAGTTATAGCTCCCTCAACTCTCTGCATTACAATTCCATGATCAGACATCAATCTCTCATAATTCAGCTCATCGACTGCTCTAGCAAACTTATTCAACAAGTCTTTTGTCCGATTGCTATTGTCCGCTGGGATATACTGCGCTAACTCTGCACTATTTGGGTTGCCATTACCAAAAATATCTCCTAAAGCATTTCTGAAAAGTTCTAAAGTTGTGCGATCGTCTTTGTAATGGTCTATTAGTGCTTTTCCAGTGGATACGGCCAAAGCACCACTTTCAAAAAGTTTTACGGCATTTTGCACTGCTACTTGGTAACCAGAATCAGTCAACGCTTTTACTTCCGTTTCAGCTCTCTTAGCCTCTTTATCTGGTAGTAGGTTGTCTGCAATTTTCTTCAGATCATCATAATAACCAGCATACCAAGCCTCGTATTTGAATTTAAGGGTTTCAAGTTCATTCTCTTTCCCCTCTGCGCTTAAAAATTGATTATTCTGTATTTCTTCGATTTTTCCATATAAGTTAGAAATAGCACCTTTCAATGCTAACATCTTAGTAATAATTGTTTTCTTGTTCATTCTTTTTCCTCCTTCTAATTCTTTCAATCGTTTACAAGTATCGTCATGCTACGGTATACCATTTTTAAAACTGTTTTTTTGCTCGTATCAATCCATAAAGATTTTTGTATCATATCCACTCCTAACACCAAAACAAAAAGGACACCGAAAAAGCTAAATAGCTTAATCAGCGCCCTCGGTTGTTCCGATAGACTCTATTTTTTTGTTTCACTTCGTTGCAAGTATGAAAATCTTCCATCTTGAAAATGCAAGGCCACACTCCCAAAGGTTGGGGGATCCTCTGCCTCTATTTTACCATTTTTTGAGAATAATACAAAGCCTCTATCAAGCAAATCTTTAAGCTGTTCTGTCTTTTGTATCATACTAAGCCTCCTCTCCCTCTGTATCCTAGTCATAGTAATTAGCAAAACCTAAACAGATACGTTTCAGGGCTTCCCCCATTGCTGTTCTACCTTGATAATCTACTGTGATAGTCCCATCTCCACTAATAGTTGTTTCTGTTACTGGACTTTCTCCAGTACCCATGAAATAACCATGAATAGCAATACTTGCCACATCAGCTATTTTGTTTGCCTTTGCATGTTCAGTATTTTCAAATTTATAACTGAAACGGTGTTTTTCTTTGTAGTTTGTCATTTTGATTACTCCTTTACTTGAAATATATGGACTTATTGTAATCTCAGTAGCCATAAAGCGTTGAAATAACTGACATTTTCAACTATTTAACGCTTTTTACTACCCTTTTTAGTGTACTTTAGCTCATTTTTGAGCTTTTTTAAGTTCCATTTTTGGAATGCAAAGCCTGCACCTTTTAAGGGTGCACCTGCACCCAGTACATACTTTTTTAACCTGCGTAGTTTTGAGCGACTTTATCTTTTAGGCTGCTAATTGAGTATCGTTTATCCTTAATCGTGAATGACTTGAAAAAGTTCCCCTCTAGGCCTGTTCTGACACGGCTGGCCACTCTGTCGCTATACATACTAGCGATTTCTGAGCTACTCAAGTTTGTAGTGATGATGGTTTTTTCTCTGTTGCTGAGAATATCAAAGATAAACTCTTCTTCCCAGGCAGACTTCCCCTTATTGCTGAGACTCTCTGATTTTATACCTAAATCATCGAGTACCAGGAAATCAGCTTCTTTTAACATTCTTGAGTAGTAACCCTCTTGGCTAGTGTAATTAAAGCTCTCTCTAACTCGTCTAAGGATTTCTGTTAGATTGACAAATAACACGCTCTTAGGCTCTCCTTTGGCCTTGTAGCCCTCATTTATAGCCTTAGCAACAGCAACGCTTAAATGACTTTTCCCTATACCTGTTGATCCTGTAAATAAGGTGTTTCCTGTCATACCATTTAGATATTTCTCTACTTGGTCTTTTGCAAACTCTAGTAGTTGTTTTTCTTCGGCTGTCTCAGCTATAAAATTCTCAAAATTAGCAGCTTTTAGCTCTTTAGGTATTGTACTGTCTCGCATAAGGACATTGTAGGTTTTTAAATAAGCCTCAGCATTAAGGCTATCGTTTACCCCCTCTTGTTCCTGCTTATCTATTAGCTCCTGGCCACATTTAGGGCAAAATTCCAGTACTTTCCTTTCCACACTGCCTTTTATAGGTGTTGAAATTTGCCAATAATTAACATGGTGAACTTCGCACACCTTTTCACTAATTTTTCTGTTGTTATATTGCTCAAATTTATTTTCCATTGCTCACCCTCCTAAAATGGGTTTTCCTCTGTTCGTGTTTTTAGCCACTCCTCACGGCTAATAGGTTCTGCTTGCTTAGGTGTCTTTTTCAGCTTTTTCCTTTGTTCCTCATGCTGCTTAACTTGCTCTACAGTTTTAAGTCCTAGCCCCTGCCAGTTTGAAAGGATTGATCTTGTATATCTAATTGACTTACCAGCATTTAGGATAGTTACTTCAAGAGCGTAGATTACTAACTCTTGTCCGTGGATTTCTAGCAAGTCTCTCACTTCTTCCACCATTGTCTCATTAACTGCCATCTGTCCAAAAGCTGACTTTAATTTTTCAAAGATTGGATTTTCATGCTCGTCCTCGTCATTCTGACTTGACCTAGATTGACTTAGATTATCTTGACTTGACTTATATTGACTTATATTGGGTAAACCAATGGTTTCCATTTGGTTACCCGTTGGTAAACCAGTATATTTTTCAGGTGGTTTTTCTAATAAATGCTTATAGATACTAGGGCTGTATCTGTCTTTTCTAACAGTGTTCTGCTCGTGAAAATCAGTGATAAAATATACCATTTCATCATTCAGAGGTCTAACAAAATCCTTGACTATCAAAAGTCCTAGGTTATCCTCACTAACCCCTATCATTCTAACAACAGGGAAAGCCTCTACCACTCCATCATCATCTGAGTTTTGAATTAAATGAAAATATAGAGCCTGTGCCTCTAACGGCAATCTCAAAAATCTCTGAGTTTGGGTTACTGTCTTACTTATCATTCTTCGATTTCCCATTTTTATTCCGTTGTACCTCCTTGTTAATTCTCCTGATGATGTCATAATAAGAATGATCAGGAGGAATGACATAGCCCTCTATTTCAAATTCCACCCATTGCTCCACACCGTCCACGATTACCTTGCGTAGATTTGTGATGGTGGGTTTCCATTGTTCTTTTTTCTTTGTCATTATTCCCCCTAATCTACTGCAAGAAAGTTGTATATATCGGTCTTGCGGTAATAAATCTTCTTACTATTCTCAAAAGGTGACTGATACGGCTTTAAACCGTGCTTTTCCCAATTGTTCAAAGTAGTCCCACTAATCCCTAGTTTAGCTAGTAAATCAGCTCTAGCGATTAAATCCCAGCCGTCATTGTGTTGCTTCTCAATCTCAAGCCTTTTTTCTAAGTGGTAGCCAACTTTCTCCAATAACTCAAGCTCTGCTTCTCTTGATAATAACTGCATTGCACACCTCCTCTTGTTCTCTACGCTCAACCCCTTGTGCTGGCAATCCGTTGATTGCTCTGGTAATAATGTCATTAACAGCAAGAATGCCTAGGCCATCACAAGCCTCCTCATAGGTATCTGCAAACCTATTGAAAGTATTCTTATAAGTAGCCGTGATATTAAAAACAATAACGGTTGCTACACGCCTCCCATAGAGTTGAGAAAGCTGAGCCTCGGCTCTTTCTTCGCTCTCGTTTCGTTTTTGCATTCTTTCCCACTGTTCGGGGGTATAGTCTGACTTCTTCACAGTAAAAATGCTATTTCCTGGTATAATTGCACTCATTTTATTCCTCGTTAGTGTCCCGTTTATATAATTGCTCCAGGACTTTCTCCCAAATTTGGGAAAAAGTCCATCAGTTTTTTAATGCCGTTTACTATACATCTCACCTCACGCTCTCCTCGACCAAAATTTGAGATTGTGAGATAGTACCAGTTTAAAGAGTTAGCGCTCTCTCGTCTGGGCATAATTCACTATTATTGTGATATTTTTAAATAAATACCTAACCAAATCCCATACTTGCTTCTTCGGTTTTAGTTATCTAAATGAAAATCTTGTTTATATAGTCCTCTAATACATCATCTAACCTCCATAACTTCAAGCCATTTCTTCATTCTTTTTAGTTGTCTTTTGCTGATATATCCCCGCTTCTTATAAGCAATAGCCCACGCATTAAAACACTCACCAAATAAGGATATACTTACGAACGATAACAAGATAACCCCTACGCTTAATAAATCACTAATCATTAGAAAACCCCTTATCTAGCTTGATAGCCATCTACAAATGCCCACCATGCGCTGCCCTCCAATGAAAAAAGCTCGTTTAATTCATCGAAAGAGAGTTTCTTATTGAGATAATCGATCAAAATCTGATATAGATTAGGTTCTTTTGCTTTCATCTCTTGAATAAGTTTGTCAAAATCTAAATGTGTTGCATCCATTTTTTATACCTCGTACAGATCATTTTGCGCCTTATACCTGGATATGGTATAATTTAAGTAAATAAAATTTCCTAAAACCTCTACAATTTTTTAATGTTACGGGTTTTAGTCTATCATCTCAAAAAGCCTTGCTAGTTTACCGACTGTTTAGGCTTTTTTTGTTGCTTAGATTTCTTTAAGTGAAAGGTCGCAAGAAATCTTATAAATCTTCTACTAGCCAATTCATGACCGCCTCATAGATACGCTTTGGAGCGTCATAGTCTCCATTTTCAACTTTGGTATAGGTTTGTGGTTTAACACCTAATTCTTCAGCTACTGCCTTTTTAGTCTGCTGAGCCTTAGCACGTTTAACACGTACCTTTTCAGCTAATTCCGTTGAAATAAACATACCAGCCCTCCTTTCCAAACAGACTTTTTTGTCTGTTTTTAAGTTTATGATACAGACTTTTTTGTCCTTTGTCAAGCATTTTATTTAAAAAAACAGACTTTTTTGTCTTTTTTATCCTTTTGTGTTATAATCGTTTTTGAAAGGTAGCAACAAAATGACAAAAAATAAACTTAAGGAGCTTAGAAAAAAAGCAGGTTTGTCTCAACTAGACATAGCAAATGAGCTTAATATATCTGTAAAGACTGTCTCACGTTGGGAAAATTTAGAAACAGATATTAAGCCTAATAAAGCAGAAGAATTAGCAAAATTATTAGGGGTATCTGTTCCTATACTACTCGGTTATGGGTATCAAGAACCCATCAAACACTTAGCTTGGGAGTGTAATATACCTAAATTGAGAAAAGAAAAAGGTATAACTCAAGAAACACTCTCTAAAGAGACTTCTATCCCTTTAGAGCTTATAAAAGAGTGGGAGAATAATAACGGTAGCTACACACCAGAACAGTTAAAAATCTTAGAAAAATACTTCGAAGTCTCTATCCCAGAGATAGTAGGATATTCTATTGCTCACTCAGAGCTAAGAAACGTGATAAATGAGCTTTCTGAGGATAGTAAACAAAAGCTATTAAGTTATGCTAAAGACCTAAAAGCCTTAGAGGATTTCAACAAGGCAAATAACCCGTAAAACGCTCTCTAAGCGATTTTATAGCTCAGCTATATAAATTATCATCACACCTAAAACAAACGAAAATAAGGCTATTCTCGTAGCTCTCAGCACCATATAAAAACAATATTCATAAATACTTAACTAAATCCCATACTTGCTTACTGATGTTAGAAAGGTATGACTATGAATATTACAGAATACAAAAAGAAAAACGGTGCTACAGTGTACCGTGCAAGCGTTTATTTAGGCGTTGATAAACTTACAGGGAAAAAGGCCAGGACAACAGTCACGGCCAACACTAAAAAGGGCGTTAAAATCAAAGCCAGGGAGGCTGTCAATGCTTTTGCAGCTAATGGATATAGTATAAAGGAAAAGCCAATCATTACAACCTATAGGGAGCTAGTCGCTTTATGGTGGGAGAGTTACAAGAATACAATTAAGCCTAACTCCCAGCAATCTATGGAGGGGATCGTAAGGCTTCATATTTTGCCTGTATTCGGCAATTATAAGCTAGACAAGCTCACTACTCCTATTATTCAGCAACAAGTCAATAAGTGGGCTGACAAGGCCAATAAAGGCGAAAAAGGGGCATATGCAAACTATAGCTTCCTAAACAATATAAACCGCCGTATTCTCCAGTATGGAGTTACAATGCAAGCGATCCAACACAACCCAGCTAGAGATGTCATTATCCCACGTAAGCAACAAAATAAAGAGCATAAGGTCAAATTTTTCAGCAACCAGGAACTAAAACAGTTTTTAGACTACCTGGAAGATTTGGATCAGTCTGGTTATGAGAATTTCTTTGACTACGTTCTTTATAAGACATTGCTGGCTAGTGGCTGCCGTATCGGTGAGGCTTTAGCTCTTGAGTGGTCTGATATTGACCTTAAAAAAGGCACTATCAGCATATCTAAGACTCTCAATAGATACCAGGAAACAAACACGCCTAAGTCTAAAGCAGGTCTAAGAGAAATTGACATAGACAAGGCTACAGTTTCCCTGCTCAAGCAATATAAAAAACGCCAACAAGTCCAGTCATGGCAACTAGGACGGTCTGAGGGGATTGTCTTTACTCCTTTTACCACAAAATACGCCTACGCTTGCTTGCTAAGAAAAAGACTACAATACCACTTTAAAAATGCTGGTGTTCCTGATATTAGTTTCCATGGTTTCAGACATACTCACGCTACGATCATGCTATACGCTGGCATAGAGGCGAAGGATTTACAGTATAGACTAGGACACTCTAATATCTCAATGACTTTAAATACTTATGTCCATGCTACCAAAGAGGGTGCAAAAAAAGCCGTCTCAATCTTCGAGGCAGCTATCAGCAATTTATAAATAATAAGGGTGACCCATTTTGGGGCTACCCTATTACTATACCTAAAATTAGTTATGGGTAACTAAAAGGGTAGCAAAAACAAAAAAAGCACTCTAGGATAGAGGCCTAAAGTGCTTAGTTTCAAGGCTTTACAGCCTATCTTATTCAATAAAATATTACAACATTTTGTTGTAGAATTCAACCACAAGTGCTTCGTTGATTTCTGGGTTGATTTCATCGCGTTCTGGCAAGCGAGTCAAT